AGCTACAATCTTACTCTAGGTTTGTGTACACAATCCGATATTCTTCGGAAACAAAAAACATAAAATCTAATTGGGTTTTAAGAGAGGTAGATACAACCAACGATTTAGATATTATTGGGTACGTAATTGACCCAAGAAAAGAATTTATAGAGATATTCGTAAGCGAGGATTTACCAACTGAATCACCTGTATAGATGGGATTGTTTGGTAAAAATAAACCTGATGTAAAGAAAGACTCTGTATTACAAATTAAAGGTATTGATTCTGCACGAGCAAGTTTGAAGAAACTTGGTAAGAACGAAAAAGAATCTCGAACCTTAATAAACAAAGCACTAAGACCTGCGGCTCAGAAATTAGTCAAGGCTCTTAGGATGAAATACAAGCACGGAAGTAAGAATAAAGTTCCTGGACAAAGATACGATGAAGCAACAAAAAGTAAAAAAGTTGGTAAATCTATAGCAGATTCGATTGGTATCATTACAGCTCGAAGGTCTAAGAAGCCTGGCTTATTTGTTGGAACAAGATTAAAGCACCTTAACCAAACTTGGGTTGATGGTAAAAAAAGTAGGAATTTACCTGCGATGTTGTTAAACGGAACTAAAGAGCGTTCTCACAAAAGCGGTAAATCTACAGGTAGAATACAAAATCAACCTGATTATTATAAACAGGTAATGGATCAAAAAGGTTCGGATGCTATGGCAACAGCCGAAAGAGATATATCTAAGATGTTAGATAGAATGTTTAAAAAAGCAGGATTCAAATAGACGTATGTTTCAAGATATAGGAAAAGTAATAATAACAAGACTAAACGCTACATCAGCTTTCACAACAGCTAATGGTGGTAGTAATAGAGTCTTTCCTGTGATTATACCGCAAGGTGTAACATATCCTTCGACCACGTTCGAGATAACCAACGTAAGCAACTTTATGAGTAAAGGAAACTCGTTAAAGTCTTGTGACGTATCGATTCGGATAGCTTGTTTCGCTGACGTTTATTTAACAACATATAGTCAAGCTAAGGCAGTAGTAGAAGCCTTAGATTTGTACGAGGTGGACTACACCGAAGATGGTGTGACTTATACCGCTAAGTTTAGGTTTGAAACCCTAGATGATGAGTATTTTAAGTCACCTGAAAAGTTCTACAAAAACGTAATATTTAATTGTTTAATAATCAAAAACTAAATAAAAATGGCAATTCAAAATGCAACAAACGTAGCACTTAGAGTCGGTGGTAGAACTGATGGTAATACTATCGCTTATGCTACATCAGCTTCTCTTTCTATAAATATGGATTTAAGAGATTCAACAACAAAATCGTCACTTGGTTGGCAAGAAAACCTAGCAGGTTTAAAATCTTGGGAGATGAGTGGAGATGCTTTTGTAGAATTAAGTGCAGCACTGGCAACAGGTAACGACCCTTTTAAAGAAGGAACTGAAGTAAACTCTACTCTTAAAAACGTATCAAGTATTTATGATACTTGGGCAGCGGGACTTCCTATAACTGTAGCTTTTGGTAATGATACTAAGGAGTATTATGGTAGTGCTATAATTACTTCTATTTCAATAGACGCAGGTGTAGAAGAAAACGCAACTTATTCTATTTCTATTACAGGTACAGGAGCATTAACTCAAGCATAGTATTAACTTTTAAATCCATTAATTATGGCAATCAAAAACGCATCGGATTTATTAGTTTATAAAAAGTCGCCTGCTAACGTAGCCCAGGTAACTAGAATTAGAGTTAAAAAAGTCGCACCTTTAAGTGCAACTGGAACTATTTTTGTTCAAAACTATACGACTAGTTCAGGAGCAAATGTAGCTCAAGAGGAAACGACAGGAGCTACAAATAATGGGGCAACTGTAATATTTAGAATTAGAGAAGTACTTACTGCTAGTGCTAATTACACCGCTACTACTACGGTTGACGATGGAAGTGATTTTGTTTATGCAGATTTTACTAACGCTTATCAAGGTGACGTAAATACTTTAAGTTTTGCAGACGGTACAGCCGATATAAACGAAGGTGCTATAGAAGTTATTGTACTTACTTCAGGTGAAACACTAAACGATTACGAACCTATCGCACATAGCACATCAGCTTCAATATCGTTCAACAACGATTTAAGAGATGTTACTACAAAAGATAGTGCTGGCTTTCAAGAAAACATTGGTGGTCTTAAATCGTTTGAGTTATCATCTGACGCACTACAAGACATTAATGCTGACTTAGACTTCAAAGAGTTTTACGATGATATTAACGAACGGAATGAAGTCATTATAAAATTTGCAGAACGTGACTCAGGTGTTAGGTGGGAAGGAAGTGGTTACGTATCAAGTCTTTCTATGGATGCAGGGGTCGAAGAGAATGTGACTTACTCTGTGACTATAACAGGTACATCATCAGTAGTTAAAGGTACATACTAATAAATAAACACAAATAAAAATGAAAAAGGTAGAATTAGGCGGTCAGGAGCGACCAATCAGATTTAGTTATTTATGCTTAAAGGAAATCTGCAAAAAGCTAGGTTTAAAGCTAAACGAATTAAATCAGTTAGGATCGGAGATAGACCACATCGGAGTTATCGCTTACTTTGGTTTGAAGTACGGAGCGAAGAAGATTGGAGAGAAGTTTACTTATAAAATCGCTGACATTGAAGAGTGGTTAGATAATGAAGATTTCTCTAAAATATCTGAAATATTTGAAGCGTTTCAACTTGACCAACCTCAAGGCGAGGGAAAGTAGTTGAGGGAGAGGAAATAGATTCTGACGAAGGAGATATTGACTGGGACAAATTAGAGCAAATCGGTTTAGGGATGTTGGGGTTAGGTTATGATGAATTATATAGTTTAACCCCACGTTCTTTTAATAATCGCTTAGAAGGCTTTAAAATGCACCAGGAACAGATGTCACAGAACCAATGGGAACAAACTCGAATCGTATTGATGGGGTGTTTGCAACCTCACTCAAAAAAGAATCTAAAGCCACAAGAGATATTACCTCTTCCTTGGGATAATAAGAATAAGCCGAAAAAAGAAATAGCTTCAAAAGAACACATACAAAAGGTTCTAGAGAAATACAATAAAAGTAAGTTTAATAAAATATAAAAAGTAATGGGGTTCTCAGTAAAGACCATCTCGATAATTGTCGCAGCTAACGTAAAAGGGTTAGAGAAGGGAATGGGTAAAGCTAACAAGAGTTTAGCTAATTTCGCTTCGGGTGCAGCTCGTATGGGTTCTTTACTTACCTTTAGTGTAACAGCACCTTTAGCCGCTTTAGGTAAGTCGGCTATGGACACGTTTGTAGCATTTGAAGATGGTATGACTAAAGTTGGAGTAGTAACAGGGGCAACTTCTAAAGAATTTGCTATGCTTACTGATTCAGCTAGAGAACTCGGAAAGACAACTCAATTTACAGCTAAACAATTTTCTGACTTACAACTAATATTAGGTCGTAAAGGTTTTAAACCTGATCAAATAATAGATATGCAAGAAGCTATTGCTAAGTTAGCTTTAGCAACTGGAGAAGATTTATCTCTTGCAGCAGAAACAGTATCGGCTTCGTTAAACGCATTTAATTTAGATGCAGACGAATCGGTACGAGTAGCAAACACTTTAGCTCAAGCCTCAGCTAGTGCAACAATACAACTTAATACATTTAGTACCGCTTTCGGTCACGCAGGAGCTTCGGCTAATGCAGTAGGGGTTTCTGTAGAACGTCTATCAGCGATGATGGGTGTACTTATGGATAATGGTATTAAGGCTTCTAAAGCAGGTACAGGACTTCGTAAAATATTTAGCAAACTAAATGAAGCGGGTATTCCATTTAACGAAACTCTCGAAAAAATGGCTTCAGGTCAAATGACCTTAAATGATGCCAACGCTTTAGTAGGTGAAACCGCTTCGGCTCAACTCCTTATACTTTCTAACAACTTAGATAAAGTAGATAAATTAACTGAAGGTTATAAAAACAATACAACAGCCTTAGATGAAATGGCTGCTAAGATGGAAGATACAGCCAAAGGTAGGCTTAAAAAAATGCAATCTGCATTACAAGAATTACAGATTGTATTTGGTGAAATAATAGTACATCACTTAACTCCATTTATTGAAAAAATTACTGAATTAGCAAAACAATTTACTGAATTAGATAAATCTACTCAAAATTTAATAGTAACAACTTCAGGTATAGCTGCTACTCTTGGTCCTATTTTATTGGCTATAGCTATGATTATACCACAAGTTAGGTTTCTTGGTAGTGCGTTTAAGTTTCTTCTTAAATTTTTAAAACCTGTAGCAAAAGCATTAACTAGTATTGAAGGTCTTAAATTAGGTGTAACAGCAGCATTTATTGGTTTTATAAAAATACTTCAAGGTGAAGAAGAGCAATTAAAGAAAAATAATAAAGCATTATTAGACCAATCTATTATATTATCTGATAATGGTACAGCTTTAGATAAATTACAGAAATTATATTTAGAAGATATAAAAAGTTCTGAAGAAAGAGAAAAAGCACAAAAGAAACTAAATAAGCAAATAGAAAACCAAAATAAATTGTTAAGACAGCACAAGACTGTTCGTCAGCAATTTATGGATGTAATGGGTGACTCTATGCCAGGTGGCGGAGGAACTCAAGGACTTCGAGGTGGTCGACCTGATATGTCACAACTACCTGATCAAGCGATGGTATCTTTGTTTGGTTACGATTTAGGATTTACTGAAGAACAAATAGTCAATCTTAACAACGAGATTGTAAATATGTTTACTAACTTCTCAGATGGTTTTGTAAATTTATTTGATAAGCAAACTAAGTTTGTTGAGATTAACGGCGAAATGGTTGAAGTTACTATGAGTTTCGGAGAGAAGTTTGGTAATTTTGTTTCTGACTTCTTAATTGGAATAACTAAGATGATAGCTAAGACAGCTATATTAGCAGCTTTATTATCAATTGTAGGTTTAGGTAATGTAGTAGGTGGACCTGTTAGTGGATTTAAAGGTATATTTAAAAGTTTACTAGGTGGTGGTATTATGGGCTTTGCCGATGGTGGTCGACCTCCTGTAGGTAAGATGAGTCTAGTAGGTGAAAGAGGACCTGAACTATTCGTACCAGGTTCAAGCGGTACGATTATACCTAACCACGCTTTAGGCGGAGGAGGTGCAGCTGCTATTCCTGATGTAAGAATAAGCGGAGATGATTTATTGATAGTGTTCGATAGAGCTAACAGAAGAAAAGGTTACAGATAAAAAAAAAGGTAAATGGCATTTGGTAAAATAAGACACACTCAAATATTAGGCGAAAAAGGTACAACTTGGTACGTTGAAATTTGGCAAAGAGATTATACAGGTTCTTCTATTGAATGTGATTTACAAGGAGAAGGCTTTGAAATAAAATGGTCGGGTCAAGGTGGTACTAGAGATAGAACTTTTATTGGTTCTGAATGTTCTATAAACCTTTATATAAAAGGAGATACTGACGAAAATTTTTTATATGAAGAGTTGCTTAAAAAAGGAGAGCAATATCATTACGTTAGAATATATAAAAACAACATAAACAACAATGGTCTTTGGTGGTTTGGATGGATTCAACCAGGGTTTGATTCTATTCAAAACGCTCCTTATCCTTATTCTACTAAAATTTCAGCAACAGATTCTTACGGTTATTTTACTAAAAGGAAAGAAGATGAGCTTTCAGGCGAAACAATAAAAAATACAGCCTATCCTATATCAAATCATATTTTAGAATTTGGTGGTGCTAATACAATGAATATTGCTACTAGCACTACTGATACTACTATTACCCCAAATCCAGGGATTCGTCAATGGTTACGAACAGCTATTGATTGGTGGCGACCTGAAGATACTTATCAATCTAATGATCCATTTGCTCTTTATGCTACCACTAAAGGAGCTTTTACAGAACCTACTAAATACGATGAAGAGGGTAATATAACAAATTCTGATAAAGCATATAAATACAAGAAATCAGACGTATTTGATGGTTCATTAAAGGCTTTTAATGCTATTGGTTTTTTAGCTGAGGGTTATTACTATTTCTTACAACCTAATAGTTTAGTTAATAATAATAACGGAACTTTAAATGTGTGGCAAAGAAGGTCTGGAGTTGATGCGACTTCTTTAGGAAACATAGATACTACTATAGCAATAGACCAATCTAATAATATTGTTTTGGGTGGTAGTGTATTAAAATACGACCCTTCTTTAGAGAGTGTGGGTGTTGAATTTATTTTAGGACCAACAAACTTATTTGTTACACCAACTGCTGATTTAACGAGTGCTTTTGTTTCAGGTGCGATTCAACTACCTACAAATAGTGAAGATTTACTTAACTTAGATTTTCACGCAGTACACCAAGAGAATTTTCTTGCAAGTCAATTTACTTACACAGGTTCTTTAGATAACCCTGTTATAAGAAATTCATCTTTTTTAACTACCGCTACATTAATTATATCTATAACTGATGGAACTACTACAAAGTATTTACAACCGCCTTCAACTAGTGGTAACAATCCATCTACACCATTTGTTTGGACTGCAAGTGGCACTCCACTTTCTATAACTATAGCAAGAGGTTATGACGAAGAAAGTGTATCAGGAGCTTTAAATGATATTTATTGTGTTGGCTTACCTAAAAACGCAATAAGTTATAACGCAAGTAATACTCAAAACATTATAGCTTCTGATGATTTTGGACCTTGTCAAACAGGGTTTTCTCCTGGAAGTTTTGGTTTAGGTTTATCTTTTAGAACCGACATTCATTTTAACGCACCTGTTGAAGCTCCTGGCATAATAGGTGAGGTTTCTATACAAATGACTGCTAGTAATAACTACTCACAATATGGTACAGACACACAAGGTGGTTATACTCAATATTACATTGTAGACATAGCCGACCCTACTCCTGGCACACAAAGTACGGAGTGCGAATCAATAGTTATGTCGCCTTTAGGTGATACTGAATTTGAAGATACAGCTACAGGGTTTAAGTATTTAGCAGAACAAAACCAAGTAACTTCTTCAGAATTTCTTGATTTAGGAAAATTAGAAATAGGTTCTACATTACAAAATAAATTATATTCAGTACAACACTATAATTCTACTACAAGTCAATGGGAATCTGCTACAGGTTTTCAAAGAGCAAATCCTAGTCCTGACGTACCTTTAAATATAAATCAACTTTTAGTCAATGAATTTTTGGCTTTACAAGTTGAGCCGCTTGAGATATTACAAGCCGACATACAATCAAATGATATATCACCCCTTAAATTAATAAAGTATAGTTTAAACGATGATTCGTCTTTTAAATACTATTCATTTTTAGGAGGTACATTTAAAGCTCAAAGCGAAATAATGAGAGGTGAGTGGTATAAGGTTAATGATGATATACAATACGTTACTACAGGAACACCTGTTTTTATAGGTATTAACAATCCTATTTCTCAGAATCCTACAAACGTATTAGACCAAGTTGTTTCTGCTACAAGTAATATTATACAAACTGATTTAAGTAACGATAATATTGGAGTTATTGATACTGCAATACCCTCTAATACGTCAGACGATAAGGTTCAAATTGATGGAACAACAAGTGCTAAAGTTTATAAGAACCAAGAGTTAGTTCTTAGCTATCCTGATGGTTCAAATGCTATAGTTGTTAAGTCAAGAAGTGAGACTAACAAAGGTGCTACGCAAGTTCTCTTAGATGCTTTTAAAACAGGAATGATATATCCTGTAGGAAGCGTTTTAAGACCGCTTAAATCCGACCTAACCAACGTAAAAGCGGAAAACGTACTTGACGTTCGGACAGCTCACTATCACCACGCTTCGGCTGATACAGATTATTACATACCAATTTCGGGTGCGTCAGTAGCAGAAGGTACTATTAGTACAAGTGCTTATCATTTAATGTTTACAGTACCTTACAATGGGTTTGTAAAAAGTATAGTTAATTATAACTCTAACGCAGCAAGCAAACAATCTCAAATAACTTTTCACAAAGCAGGTTCTAGTACGGTTATAGGTGACACTATTACTACTAGCGTGTACACAACTGAATTTGCGGTTGATTGTCCTAGTAATTGGACTTTTAATAAGGGAGATGTAATTTCAATCGGTAGAGTTGATACAGCACAAGTACACGGAACATCGATGTCAATCGTTTTACAATACAATACACAACCAGCAACACCTTAAGATATGGCACTACGAGATAAAAAAAACAAGACTATATTCACTAAGACAGGTGATGGTAAAGACAAAGTTGACGACACTAAGATAACTGAGTTAGAAACTAAGTTTGCAAACGGAGAACACATACAAGATAGAGGTTCGTTTGCTCAGTTAGGTATAGTTTATCTTCAGTTACAAAACATATCGGAAGAGATAGACGAGCTTAGACGACATTTAAAAGAAGATATATCAGGCGGAACGCAAGGACCCAAGGGAGATAAGGGCGATACAGGTGCGACAGGTGCAAATGGAAAGAAGGGAGATAAAGGCGATACTCCTACTATGACCACTTTAAATGGAAGCACGTTACCAACGTCTAATAAAAAATTAAATAAAGGTGCTCTTTGGAACGATAAAGGTATAGTAAGAATAAATTAAAAGGTGTGAGGGGGTTAGGTTTTCGCTACCTTTTTCGCCTAGTTCTCTCACTACCTTTTTACAATTTTAAACAATCAATTAA